GTTTTAATACGTGGGCTTAATCGATGAAATCAACGCGATATCAGACGTAATCAAAACGGACTTCCCTACGATGAAGGTTAACAAACAAAACGTACCCGAAAAGCCGATTAAAGGCGAAATGTGTGTACGTTTTCAGCGGAATAACTCAGGCGCAGATACGTCCGCAAGTTACGTAATGACTAGCGAATATCAATTAGTTTACTTCGGCCTGAACAACGTTGATGTACTAACGAAAATTGACGCACTGACAGACCGATTCAATAACTTAATAAAGATACCGATTGAAGAGACTCGATACTTAACCGTCGAGTCTCTTTCTTTTTCTCAACCGTTTAAGACAGCGGAAAATCTTGACGCAGTAATTGGCGTGTTAGTAGGAACGACACGCAAGAACAAAGCTGTGCCGGATGCTCCTCTAGTTGAAAACGTTGAGATTAGAACTACCGCAGACTTTGCGCAGTGGGGCCGGTTAGACGGGTCGATGACTCCGGATGACACGAGCGATGACATTACGATGTCAGAAATCGATGGCTTCAGAATGCGCGAATTAGAAGACGGCAAGTTCTTATAAAACGATAAGGAGTGATACGATGGCAGGTCAATGGGATCCAACCAATCTACCAATTAAGCCCGGATTGTATATCAATTTCAAAGAAGCAGCGGTCGCACAAATTACAGGCGGCGCATTCGGAATCGTGGGGATGCCTTTATTCACATATACAGGCGGAACTGCTACAGCGAAGCAATTTTATACAGTTAAGAATGAGGCGGAAGCAGCGACTCTATTCGGTAGCGATAATATTCAACCGATTAAGTTCGTACTTCAAGCGGGCGCGGCGGAAGTTCTTGTTTACGCAATGCCAGCGACGCCAGCGACGCAGGATTATACAGATATGCGTACAGCTTTCGAAGCACGCCCGTTCAATGTTTTCGTATACCCAAGCAAAGTAACAAATACAGAGCAAGACAACACTTTAACGTGGTGTAAGGCGAACAAAGCGGAAGGCAAGCACTTCATGGTCGTATTCGGTGGCGATGCTACAACGGACCAAGATCCGGCAGTAGGTAATGCAAGTTCATCACGCCTTGAAGACGATTACGCAGTTAATGTCATTGTCGGCATTGTTATCGAAGGCGTCAACTATACGTCTAGTTCCTTTGCTCCGTATGTTGCTGGTCTAATCGCAGGTAAGCAAATCAACCAAGCGATTACTTACTCGATATTGCCTGTTGACGACGTAACTAAACGATTGCGTAATAGCGAGATTAAAACAGCGCTTGAAGCAGGTTCGTTAGTCATTTCGCATGATGGCGAGAAAGTCAAAGTCGAGCAAGGTCTTACAACTAGCGGCAAGAAAATCCGTTCAATTCGCGCTCGTCAAGCGATTGCTACTGACTTAGCGAAAGCAGCACGTGATAACTACATCGGTCAAATTTCAAATAACGAAGCAGGTCGGAATGCTCTAATTGCGGCTATTTCGGCGTACCTCGAAACGCTTGAAGACGAAGATGTACTTATCTTACCAAACGTTGAAGAAAATCCTCCGGTTCAGTTAGATGCGACACGTGAATCCGTAGGTGACTCTGTTTTCTTAATTATTAACTACACAGAAGTGGATTCGATGGAGCGCATTCTCATCAACATCCAACTATAAGGAGGCGGAATAGATGGCATTAGATGCTACAAGAACACTGAGCGGTACCATGTGCAAAATTTATCACAACGGTAAATGGGTTACAAACGCTAAAGGCGTTGAACTCCAAGGCGAGATTAACTACGAAGATATTCCCCGTGCAGGCAACCGTGCTTTAGGCAAAAAAGCAACAACTATCGAATGGACTGGAACACTAACTAACTACAAGATTAACCACGATTTCATTAAAGCTATTTCACAAGTCCGTCACGAAAACAAAACAGCTTATGTTACGGAATTAATGGTCGAAATTAATGACCCAGAAAGCCCGGACAGTAAAGCTTGGATTCGTGTAAAGGGCGTTCAATTCAGCACAATCCCACTTCTTAACTTCGAAGTCGGATCAATCGTAGAAGAGGAATTACCGTTCTTCTTCACGGACTACCAATACGTTTAATCAATACGGCGGGCTTCGGCTCGCCTTTAGCTTTGAACATAACCGAAAGGATGATTATACATGGCAAAGAAAAAATCGAACGCATTAGAGGCATTACTAAGCGCTAACCCAGACGTACAGGAACCGGTTTACATTAAACGATTAGCTACAGACTTCGTACTTAAAGCGCTAAATCAAGACGAACTAACTTCTGCGCAAGAAGAATCGACTTTTGACGGCGTTACTAACGACACTGAGATGAACAATTTAATTATCGCTAAAAGCTGTGTCGAACCTAACTTCGAAGATCCTACATTACTTGAACATTACGGAGCTCGCGACGCTGGTGATTGCGTTAAAAAGGCACTAAAAGTCGGAGAAATCGTACTACTTTCACAAAAAGTCTTAGAGGTTAGCGGATTCGATACGACTCTTAATCAAGCAAAAAAGTAATACGGGACGACGACGATGCGTGGACGATTCACGTAATTTCTCAGCATTTCAGCATTCCTATGCACGAAGTTTATACGTGGACCAAAAAACAGATTCTTATGAATTACGCATCGATAGAAGTCCTGCGTGAAGACGAAAAGAAAGAAGCGGAGAGGAGGTCGAAATAATTGGCGTATGATTTAACCGCCGTCTTAACGTTAAAAGATAATATGACACGTGGCTTACGGAGTGTGATGGGCGCACTTAGAAATACACAACGGACTACAGATACGTATCGAGATTCGATGGGACGTTTACGTGACGCACAAGGTAGGTTCGTTAGAGGAGCCGGAGGGTTTAAATCTGCAGCTGGATCGATGGTGTCAGGTTTAGCCGGATTAACGCTAGCTGCAGGTGCAACCGGTTTAGCTTTGGGCGGAATTCAAAAAGCGATGGACTTCGAATCACAAATGTCGACGATCAAAGCGTTAACAGGAGCCACTTCTGCGGAAATGAAAAAGATGACTGACTTAGCGATGGAGATGGGGGCTAAAACGAAGTATGACGAATGCTTCACTGCGGCGTAATCCGCAGAAAAAATAACGATGTGAATTCGGTGAAGGCTACCTTTTGGCGAAGGTTTTTAATAAAATAAGAGTAGTTATATTATATAAATCAAAACAGAAGGAGGTGTTATTATGAAGGTGTGTAAAACTTGTAAAGAAGAACTTCCATTAGATAACTTTGAAAAAGCAAGAAACGAGTGCAAACCTTGTAGACGATCTAAAAGAAAACAAAAACACAAGGTAGCCTGTAAAGTATGTGGAGTTACTTTCTCTACCGACAAACCTAAAACACTGTACTGCAGTCATAAGTGCCACGGCGCTACAAGAAAAACCTTCGTTACAGTTTCGTGTTCATTTTGCGATAAAGATAAAAATATCGTTCCTTCTTTATATAAAAGGTTAGAGAATTTTTATTGTGATAACAAATGTAGAAGCGAGCATTTAAAGGTTATTATGGCAGGTGAAAATAACCCTAACTACAATAAACAAGAAGTAAAATGTAGCGGTTGTTCAAAAAGCATAAAGGTTAGTCCACATAGATTAATTAACCACTCATTCCGATTCTGTTCGTTTACTTGTTATAAAGAAAATATAGGGAAGTACTTCCGTAAAGAGAATAATCATATGTGGAACGGATCTATTAGCGCAGAAGAAAGAATAAAAACAAGAAACTTGACTGAGTATAGAGATTGGAGAACGTTCGTATATAAACGAGATAAATTCACTTGCAGATGCTGTAACGATAGCACCGGAGGTAATCTAAACGCTCATCATTTAGATGGTTGGGATAAGTACCCGGATAAGCGTTTTGAGTTGTCGAACGGGATAACACTATGTGAAACTTGCCACCTCGCTTTCCATAAAGCTTTCGGTTACGGAAATAACACAAAATCTCAATTTGATACATTTTTAAGTATGATATCAGCGCCTCACTAATATAGTGGAGGCTTTTTTTAATTCGCCAAAACACGCTAATACCGAGCCAAGCCGATAGGGAAACCTTCGGAAGGTGTAACGACTAATCAGAGTAGCCTAAGTCATTGATACGGTGAAATGGACACGAGCGCATCGCACCCGACCGAGTTAAGTTGAGGGTGATGATATAGTCTGAACTCACGGGAAATCGTGAGAAGTAGAGGATAAAGAGCCTTTACGATAACATATTGATTCGGCCCTGGAAGCAGGTCAAGGTATCGAAGAACTTTTGAAAGCCGGTCTTACACCTGCGCAAGTTCAAGCGGGTGGTCTAGAGTCAGCGTTAAACCTCGCAACAGCAGGCGGACTAGATTTAGCGAAGGCGTCCGAAATTATGTCTACGGCATTAAATGCGTTTAAAGATGACGGTATGAAAGCGGCGGACGCTGCAAACATTCTAGCCGGAACAGCTAACGCATCAGCAACTAGCGTAGAAGAATTGCAGTATGGACTTTCTCAGGTAGGAGCGGTCGCTTCTGGTATCGGTATGAACTTCAAAGACGTTAATATCGCCTTAGGATTATTCGCGAACAACGGACTGAAAGGATCTGACGCCGGTACTTCTCTAAAAACGATGTTATCAAATTTACAACCGTCTACCAAAAAGCAAATAGGTTTGTTTCAGGACTTAGGTTTAATGACTAAGTATGGGGAAAATGCTTTTTATGATGCTAATGGAGAATTGAAGAATCTTAATCAAATAGCTGGGCTATTACAAAACTCAATGAAAGGCTTAACCGCACAGCAACGTCAAGCAGCGTTAGAAACAATGTTTGGAAGTGACGCAATACGTGCTGGTAACATCCTCTTCAAAGAAGGCGCCGAAGGAGTTAAGAAATTCACCAGTGAAATGGCGAAAGTAACTGCGTTAGATGTCGCGAAGGAGAAGATGAATAATGCCGCCGGAGCAGTTGAGCAGTTCAAGGGCGCACTTGAAACGTTCCAAATCGCAGTACTTACTCCGTTAATGCCGTTGATTAAAGAAGCAGCGCTTAACATGGCAAACTTTATCGGAAATCTTAAACCGGAACAAATCCAATCCTTCTCAGATACGATTAAAGGCGCTTTTCAAATAGCGTACGACGTTGCATCTAAGTTTGCTAAATTCGTAATTGAAAACTGGCCCGTAATTAAGGAAACGATTATCGGAGTTACAACAGCAGTAGTGACATTCCGAAGTGCAATGGCGGCTTTAACGATCATTCAAACGATTAATACATTATTAGCAGCATACCGAGCAGGAACGTTATTAGCCACGGCAGCACAACTCGGATTCAACGTGGCGTTATTCGCTAACCCTGTAGGACTAGTAATCGCAGCAATCGCAGCATTAGTGGCGATCGGCGTAGTTCTATATCGAAACTTTGATACGATTAAAGCTAAAACCATTGCTTTATGGAATAAAATGGGCAGCTTAAAAATCGCTGTACTT